GTCGTGTGGCAGTGGCCGATCGACTATCTGCCTGACGTCAACGACTTCAACGACCTGGTAACGCGTTTACGGCAGGTCCCCAGGCGCGCACCGCAGAAGCCGCTAGTCCCAGCACGGAGTCGTCGCGCCGTAGTGAAAAAGGCGGGCTGATCACCCCGGGCGGGGGCCAACGGGCGCCAAGTGGCATCGCCCTTGCTTTTTTCTAGGCATGACGCGACGTGTCCGCTTGATGCCTAGTTCTAGGCATGGCATGCTTAGTCAATGGATCGCAGTTCACTCCATAGCCCGGTAGCCCGCCTCCCCCGCTTCCACGCGGACAACGCCAGCCTGATCTCCGCCCCGCTCGACCAAGCCGTCCGCGAGCTCACCGCCGGCAAGGGCTACGAGCCGCACCACGAGCACCACTTCGCCAACCCGTGCCCGACCTGCCGCAAGCCCGTCAGCGTCCGCGGCTGCGTCGCGATCGAAGGCGCTCTCGTGTTCCACGCGGGGTGCCGGTGACCCGCCGCATGCACTACCAGCTTGCGCTCGTTGCGCTGAGCCTCGGCCTGTCCACGCTCGATCGCCTCGAGCAGCTGCGCGGCTTCATTCGTCTCACGCGCACGCGTAAGCCCCGCGTCAGCAAGCGCGGCACGCCCGCGCGCTGGTTCGGAGCGAGCCTGTGATGATCGGCCGCGATATCCATTGTCCCGAGTGCGGCGACCGCGGCACCGTCCCGAGCGCGCGCTGGTGGGACGGTGAAGCCGATCGCGACCTGTGCCCGCGCGCGGGGTGCATCGCGGCTGAGGAGATCGCCGCACAAGAGTCTGATCGCTCGGCCTCGCAAGGGCCCTTGCGGAGCGATCTAGCTGGACGCACGCCGAGCCCCGGCGGTGCCAGCGACGACGCCGGGGTGTTCGTTGCCATGAGGCGCGCGTCATGAGGACCACGGCCCAGCATAAGCGTGCCGAGCGCGACCGAGTGACCAAGCAGTTCGCGCTTGCTACGCAGCAGCAAGGCGTGTCCGCGCGCTTCGCTGAAAGAGCGCGCCTGGCGGTCGCCGGAGGTGACCTACCCACAGCCGTCCTTTATCAGCGCGAATCGGCCGAGCGCCATGTTCGCGCGCAACAGCACATGGCCACCGCGAGGCGCGCGTCATGACCGACGGCTTCGCGAACTACGACAGCTGGAAATGCGCCGGCCCCGTTGGCGACGAGCACCCCGATCCGCCCGACCCGCACGAAGACTGCGAGCGGCGGCTTGAGCAGCTCGAGGCTGACAACGACGCGCTGACAGCCGAGCTCGGGCTGCGCGACCGCCGCATTGAGGAGCTCGAGACGGAGAACGCAGCGCTGCTCGACGAAAACGACACGCTCAAAGGCATCTACACATGACCGGCACCACCGAAGACCCGCGCGTCGCCGCGGCGCTATCACTCGCCCGCACGGGCGCTCGGGCGTGCGCGCATCTCGCGTCCGAGGTCCGGGCGCTCCTCGAGCTCGAGGGCGTCACCGCCGAGGATCGACTGTCGCTGATCGCGTACCTGCTCGAGCAGTACGAAGGCGACCAATCCCAGGAGAGCCGCTCATGAACAACGCCGTCGTCGCCGCACGCGTGCGCTTGCCCGTGCTTACCAACAGCGAGGTGCGCACCTTCCGCCGCTGCGCGCGTGAGCATCACCTGGCCTACGAGCTGGGTTACCGCTCGGTGAGCAAGTCCGAGGCGCTGCGCTTCGGCTCGCTCATTCACGTCGGCCTCGAGGCGTGGTGGCTTGCGGACGACGGACGCCGGCTGGACGCCGCGATCGATGCTGTCGGGCCACACGCCGAGGACGAGTACGAGCTCGTGCGCGCGGGCGTGCTCCTCCAAGGCTATGACGCCCGCTGGCACAACGAGCCGCTTGCCATGATCGCTGTCGAGCGCGAGTTTCGCGCGCCGCTGCTCAACCCGGCGACGGGCGCCCCGAGCCGTACGTATGAGCTGGCCGGCAAGCTGGACGTGATCGTGCGCGACTTGCGCGACGGCTTGATCTACATCGTCGAGCATAAAACCTCGGCCGAGGACATCGGCGCGGGCTCGCAATACTGGCAGCGGCTGCAGATCGATCCGCAAATCAGCACCTACTTCGCCGGCGCCAAGGCCGCGGGCTACGACGTCGCCGGCTGCGTCTACGACGTGATCGGCAAGCCCGGCCTGCGCCCGGCAAAGGCCACGCCGCTCGAGTGTCGCAAGTTCACCAAGCAGGGCCACCTGTACGCCAACCAGCGCGAGCACGACGAGACGCCCGAAGAGTTCCGCGCGCGCTTGGTCGACGCCGTGGCAGCCGAGCCCGATCGTTATTACCAGCGCGGGACCGTGGTGCGCCTCGAAGCCGAGGAGCGCGATGCCGCGTTCGACGTGTGGCAGACGGCGCGACTCATTCGCGAGGCACAAGTCGCCGAGCGCTGGCCGAGAAATCCTGACGCGTGCGTTAGGTGGGGCCGCGAATGCGCTTTCTTCCCGATTTGTACAAGCGTGGCATCGCTTGATGACACGACGCTCTATCGCAAGACAGCCAACGTTCACGAAGAACTGTCGGAGGTCGCCTGATGCCAAGTGCCGGAAGTTTGCTTGTGGATCTCACTGGTCGCACGTTCGGACGCTGGCAAGTGCTGGGCTTGGGCGAGCGTCGCAATCGAACCGCTCTGTGGCGGTGCCGTTGCAAGTGCGGCGCCGAGCGATTTGTGAATGGGAGCAACCTCCTGCGAGGTGGCTCCGAGTCATGCGGTTGCCTGCGTCGCGAGTTGATGGTTGCGGCCATCAAACACGGGCACTCTCGCAAGGTCACGGGGCCGCGCTCGCGCGAATATGTCTCATGGGCCGCAATGAACGCTCGTGTCAACGGACGCAGTGGCCGCCGTGCGCTCGATTACCGGCTGCGCGGAATCACCGTTTGCGACGCATGGCGCAGCTTTGAGATCTTTCTCAGTGACATGGGCCCACGACCACCGGGCACGTCGCTCGACAGAATCAACAACGACGGCAACTACGAGCCAAGCAACTGTCGCTGGGCGACACGCTCGCAGCAGGTGAGCAATCGGCGCTCCAGCGCAACCGCCGCTGCCGATCGAATGAAATTTGCGGCGCAGCTGCCGTGAGCCAGTAAACCCGAAGGTCGAAAGAGGAGACCAACATGCAAGCAGTACCGAAAATCAACTCACCACCCACCCCACGCCCAAGCCGCTTGGCCGGCGTCATCAAAGGCCGGCTCGACAAGCCGATCCGTGTCGTGCTGTACGCGACAGACGGTCTCGGCAAGAGCACCTTCGCAAGCAAAGCCCCGTCGCCGATCTTCCTCGGCGCCGAGGACGGCACCGCGCAGCTCGACGTCGCGCGCATGCCCGATGTCAGCAGCTGGCGCGACATACTCGATTCAGTCGACGAGCTTGCCGCGACCGAGCACGAGTACCGCACCGTGGTACTCGACACCGCGGATTGGGCAGAGCCCATGTGCTGGGCGCACGTGTGTGCCGAGGCCAAGAAACCGGACATTGAATCGTTCAATTATGGTCGAGGGTACACGGCTGCACTCGACCAATGGCGTGTGTTGCTGAGCAAGCTCGAACGCGCTCGCGACCAGCGCGGCATGAACGTGATCGTGCTCGCGCACACATGGGTCAAGACGTTCAAGAACCCCGACGACGTCGGCGACTACGACCGCCACGAAATGGCGATCCACGCCAAGGCTGGCGGCTTGCTCAAGCAGTGGGCCGACTGCGTCCTATTCGGCAACTACGAGACGCTCACGACCAAAACCGACAGCGGCCGTGTGAAGGGCATCTCAACCGGCGCGCGGTTGCTTCACACGCAACGCCGCGCCGCCTTCGACGCCAAGAACCGCTACGACCTGCCCGAGACGCTACCGCTCGACTGGTTCGCGTTCGCGGAAGCCGTCGCCGCGCACCGTCCCGCCGACCCCGCGCAGCTCAAAGCCAAGATCGCCGCGCTGCTCGAGCGCGCCAGCGACGACATCCGCAGCCGTGTTACCGCCGCGCTCAGCAAAGTGGGCGACAACGCCGCCGAGCTCGCCCGCATCGCAGATCATCTCGCAGCCACCGTTCAGATCCAGGAGACGAACTCATGATCCCCGTAGGCACGTTCAAAGCACGCGCGACCGAAGCCGCGCTCGGCACTACCAGCAAGGGCGGCGAGCAGGTCGCCGTGAACTTTCAAATCCTCGAAGGCGAAGCGCAGGGCCAGTTCGTTACGTGGTGGGGCTACTTCACTGAGAAGACTACCGAGCGCACGCTGGAGTCGCTTGAGCACTGCGGCTGGCAAGGCGACGACCTGAACGACCTCGCCGGCATCGACCGCAACGAAGTGTACCTGGTGATCGAACACGAGCAGGACCAACAAGGCGAGCTGCGCGCCCGCGTCCGCTGGGTGAACGCCGCCGGCGGCATCGCCATGCAGAACCGCATGGCGCCGGCTGACGCCGCGAGCTTCGCGCAGCGCATGCGCGGCACCGTGCTCGCGCGCCGCCAAGCCAAGGGCCAAGCGCCCGCAGCCCAGCAGCCGCGCACCAACGCGCAGCCACCGCGCCGGCAGCCGCCGCTCAAGGCCGAGCCGCCTGACGACAGTGAAATCCCGTTCTAAGCGTCGGGAGCGTTCGACAAATGGATCGCTTCTGGGCACGAGTCGTAAAGAGCCAGACATGTTGGTCGTGGAGCGGCCCGCCGGGCAATCACGGGTACGGGCAGGCGTTTCACCGTGGCCACGTAACTCTCGCGCACCGCGTTGCGTACGAACTCACGTACGGCCCGATCCCAGACGGACTATTCGTCTGTCACCACTGCGACGTGAAACTGTGCGTGCGACCCGAGCACCTGTTCGCCGGGTCGCACCGCGCCAACATGGACGACTTGGCCCGGAAGTGTCGTCACCCTCGGCGCACGCTCACCACTGCGGACGTGCTCGTGATTCGAGAACTACTCGCGCGTCGCGTGCCGCAGCGCGACATCGCGGCGCGCTTCGGACTCTCGCAGCGCTCGGTTCACAACATCGTGCACGGACTCACCTATCGCTACGACCGACTCGCATCGTAACCCGAACCACAGGAGACAGCCCCGTGACCAAGCCCCGTCCGCAGTCCCAGCGTCCCGTGCAGTTCACCCGCCGCCCCGACGACTCGCCCAGGCGCAGGACCGACTGCGAGCGCGGCCACGGGCAAGCTCCATGCGGGCGCTGCGATCGCTGCCAATACGAGGCGGCCGCATACCTCAACGACCACCCGCTCGTGCTCAGCCTCGAGGAGCTCGCGCACCTATGCTGACCGAGCCCAAACGCTGCAACCTGTGCGCCGCCCCCAACCCCGGCAACCCCGAGGGCACCCTGTGCCGGCAATGCGTGCAGGACATGGCGGCCACCGAGCACGACGCAGCCCGCGAGCGTGCTATCGACCGAGCCGTCGACGAGCACCTCGACCGCGAGCGGGAGAAGCGCCATGGCCTATAAGCTCGTCTACGTCGCCGGCCCCTACCGCGGCACCTGCGCCTACGACGTCGAGCTCAACATCCAAGCCGCCCGCGCGCTCGGCGCCAAGGTTGTGCACGCGGGCGCGTACCCCGTGATCCCGCACAGCAACACCAGCCACATGGACGGCCTGGCGCCTGACAAGTTTTGGCTCGAGGGCACCATGGAGCTCATGCGCCGCTGCGACGCGGTGATCTACACCGAGGACTGGGAGCGCTCGACGGGCGCCCGGGCTGAGCGCGCGGAAGCTATGCGGCTTGGGTTGCCCTGCTTTGACGGCATGGCTGAGCTGCGCGGCTGGCTCGCCGCCACGTCGGTACTCGCGCCATGACCGAGCCCGCCAGGTTCGCGTGCGGCTATGTCCTCGACTTCACCGAAGGCGAAGCCGAAGAGCAGGTGCTGCACGTTGGCACCCGCGAGGAGTGCGAGGGCATGGGCGCGGTGCTGACTGCCGTCGCCTACAGCGGGGCGCGCCGGTGCACGGGCGCCCGCTTCGTCATCGTGCCGTACGAGGAGTCGGAGATAACGCCATGACCGAGCCTTACCGCAAAGAGGTCCGGCCGCCAGGCTGCACCGTCGGCGTGCTGCTGGTGGTGCCGTTCTGGCTGGCGGTCGCCGCCGCCGCGAGGTGGTGCTGATGGCCTACGCGTACACCGACGAGGAACTCGACCGGCTCTATCCCGAGCTACCCGACGACGGGCGTGGTGGCTGGTCGCGGCTGCTCAACGCGGTCTACCGGCTGCGCTGCGAGCGTGACGAGCTGCGCGAGCTGCTGGCGGTAGCCGGCGCGCGAGGCGATCAAGCGGAGAACGAACGCGACGAAGCCCGGCGGGTGGCGCGGGGACTGGCCAAGGTACTGAAAGGCGACGCGGACGACACCCTCGAACTCTCAGACGTGGAGTGCGAGGTTTTCAACACCGCCCTGGCCTATCCCGAGGTGAAGCCGTGAGCGAGTGCAAGTCGTGTCGCCAGCCCCTCATCTGGGTAAGCACCGCCAAGGGCGAGCGCATGCCGCTCAACCCGCGCATGGAGCTCGGCGGCAACGTCGAGCTGCTCAACGGTGTCGCGCACGTGGTGCAGCCTGACCCGACGTTGCGGCGGTACACCAGCCACTTTTCGAACTGCCCCCAAGCCAACGGTCACCGCAAGGAGCGGGCGCGATGAGCGAGCACGGCATCCTGTTCTCGGCGCCGATGGTTCGCGCAATCCTCGCCGGTCGCAAGACGCAGACGCGCCGCGTGGTCAGCCCGCGCAACTGCCTGGTCAACGGCGACTCGGTCTGTATGTCCACCGACCCCGAGATCCTCGAGGCGTGGCCGAACCTTGACTTCGGCGACGTGTTCGTGGACCCGGGGCCGTCGCCCGCGGGCAACTCAGGGCCTTACTTGCGCGTCGCTGGCAGAGACGGGTCTCGCCACCGGGTCTACCCCCGCGTGCAGCCGGGCGATCGGCTGTGGGTGCGCGAGACGTGGTGCCAGGTACTGGACAGCGGCGACTACCTGTACCGCGCCGATTTGAGCGACGAGCAGCGGGTCGACGAGGTGCGTATGCGCAGGATTGCTCCGGCGCTGGCGGGCCACTGGCGCCCGTCGATCTTCATGCCGCGACGCGCGTCACGGATCACGCTGACGGTGACCGCCGTGCGCCCTGAGCGGCTGCAGGACATCAGCGGCGAAGACGCGATCGCAGAAGGCATTGCGATCGAGCGCTGCAGCTGCGAGGTATGCAGCCACACCGCGCGGATGTGCACAGCAGACGCCAGCGCGGCTGCTCTCGAGTTCGCCGCGCTGTGGCAACGCATCAACGGCAAGCGGCCGGGCTGCGCGTGGGCTGACAATCCATGGGTCTGGGTGATCGCGTTCACGAGCGAGGTGCGCTCGTGAACCCGCGCGACATGGCTCGGATGTGGCTGAAGGAGCGCGCAGCCGAGTTGCGCAAGGACGCCAAGCGCATAGCCGTCGCATACACGGGCGGCTACATGCGCGACGCGTGTCTCTACGTCGCCCAGGCCTACCGCGAGGCCGCAGGGTCTCTCGACCACGCGGCCGATGGGCTGGACCACCTGCGGGACAGGGAGGTGCGGTGATGGGAGCGGCGGAGAACCGTGACTCAGAAACCGAGGACGTCGAGACGTCCGAACGACTCACCCGGATCGAAGTGCTGCTCGCGCAGTTGCTCGGCGAGATCCGCGCGAAGCGGCGCAGCGCGGCCAAGAGCAAACGATCCGTTGCACAGAAGTCGCTCGCTGCGGCACAAGCTCTCAAGCCCACCGAGTTCGAAATCGCGGCGGCGCGTCGCGCGCTCGCCCGCCGGAAGGTTCGATGACCACGAAGAAGAAAAAACGTAAGAGAGAGCGTCGTGGCTACGGCACTGGCGCGATCACGGCCGAGCGCGACGGCAGACTGCGCGCTCGGCTGCCAGACGGCAGAGGCGGGCACATCCCCGTGGGCATGTTCGAGCCCAACGACTACGAAGGCGCCGAACGCATGCTGGCCGCTGCTCGCATCGCTCAGGGCGACAAGGTCGTGGGCACCACCCTGAGACAGTGGGGGGACGCGTGGCTACTGGGTCAGCAGCGTCGTCGCTCGATCAAGAGCATCACCACCGCGTGGAACGTCGTGGTGCGCAACGCCGACTTTGCGGACGATGCGATCGCGGATCTGTCGACGCCCGAGGTCTGCAAGTGGTTCCGCACCGAGTTGCCCAAAGTTCGAAAGCTTCGCAGCGTGCTCCGCGACGGCAAGCGCAGCCTTGTCGAGTTGCGTGAACCCATCAGCCACACGCACGCCCTCAGCGTGCTCGCGCACGCCAAGCAGTGTTTCGAAGCCGCCAAGCACGAGGGGCTCATCGCGGACAACCCGATCGCCACCGTCTCGATCGTCCGCCAGGACGCAGACGACGACGGCGAGGCGCCGCTCACCGAGGGCAAGATCGACTACCGCACCGCCGCGGAGATCGAGCTGCTGCTGAGCTGCAAGCTCTGCGCTCAAGAGCGGGGCATCATCGCCT